CACGTGTTACAATCTATCAATGTTCCTCGACTTGAAGGAAATGGCATCAGCCAGAACCTCTTGGAACTTAGCTGTAGCAGCAAACGCCGAAATGTCTAGGATGGGAATGGAGATGGGATAACATGTCTACTAAGATAGCCGACTTGACGGTAGGAGTGGAAGTAGCCGGCGGGGCAAAAGCCAAGAAGGAACTTAATGATGTCGAGCGAGCCTCGAAGGAGCTGAGAGACAAGGGAGCATCCTACCTCGAAGGTTTCAAGCTGGGAGGTGTTGGCTCCTTCGGAGCCGTCGGGATCGCTGTAGGGGCCGTCGTTACGGCCCTTGTGGCCGGTACGAAAGCCCTATTTGACTTCACCGAGGAAACTTCTAAACAGTACGATCGTATTGACAAGGAGTCAAAGAAGATCGGGCTAAGCGCCCAAGAATTCCAGAAGTTCGAGTTCGCCGCCGGCCGTTCGGGGGCCAGCGTGAATGCCGTTGGAGACGGTCTCAAGAAACTTGGGATGCAAATGAATACGGCTTTAAGTGAGGGTAAGGAGACTCCCTTCACCCAAGCTTTGAATGATCTTCGGATCAATATCGATGAACTGAAAGCTACCGATGCACAAGGGAAACTCGAAATCATAGCTGGAGCTCTAGCGGATATCGAGGACCCGGCCGAGAGAGTCACACAAAGCATGATTCTCTTGGGGGAGAGCGCGGGTCCCGAGCTCCAACCTCTTTTAGAGGGGGGAGCCGCGGGTATCCGAGCATACATGGTAGAAGCTGAAAAATACGGACTCGTCACGGATGAAGCCGTTGCGAGTGGAGCTATTTTTCAGGACTCCATGCTTAACTTGGAGACTGAATTCAAGTCGATCAAAGGAGAAATCTTCCAGAGTTTGGCCCCTTCTTTCATCGAAATCATCGATAAGGTGAAAGAGTGGGTTGGGGAAAATGAGCAGTTTTTAAAGCAAGATATGGCCACTGCACTAAGTGCGGTGGGAGGGGCCCTTGTCACCCTCACAGAACAAATTTTCTACGTTGTCGATGGGTGGAGAGGTTTCATCAAAGAGATCGAGGACACAAAGTCAGGTCTACAGAATGATTACCCTAATGCTTTCAATATCTTAGGAGGGGCTATCAATAGCCTTGTACACCCGATCGAAGGGGTGCAACAACTCTTTGAGGGATGGAAAGGGATATTCGAAAAAATAACAGAGTGGATCGGAGGCGTTCTTTCGGGTCGTTTTGACAAGTTGACAACGTGGTTCTCGGATACTTTCCCTAGGGCTACCGAGGTATTCGGGTCCGTGTTTGACGCAGTCCGTGGCCCAATTGACAAAATTGGAGAGACTATACAGTTACTTGTAGACAAGGTCAAAGCATTCTTTGATCAGTTTTCGCAACTGAAAGATCTTGCTGCTTCGCTAGGATTGATCGATGAAGTTAGGTCAGAGAGAGGAGCTCCAGGGTTCTTGGGGGGAGGAGAAGACCTAAAGAATCCCGAGGTTGAGAAGAAAAAGAAAGATGCGGATACCCTAGCACGGGAGAAAGACTCCCAGGCTAGGGACGCCGCCAAGGGAAGAGAAGACCGCTCAGAAGCGACGGCTTTGATCGGCGAAATCAAAGCCGAGAAAAGAGTCCCTAGCGAGCGTGAAGTCGCAAGGTTGCAAGATCTTGGGGTAACCCCCGCACAAATCGAAGCGGTCGGAAAAGGGGTGAAACCCCCTCCCGTCAAGAAGGGGAAGAGCCCCAAGGAAGTAACCTCAAAAGTGACCGCTGGAGAGGCGTGGTCGGCTCTGAGAGCCGGAGCTGGGGATGCGGGGATCATGATGGCTAACATGAACCAAATTTCTTCTAGGGCTCCTGACACGAAGGGAGTGCAGCCTACCGTAGCAATTCACGTCACGAACTTAGGGCCTTTCACATTTCATACAAAAGGAGGAAATGCTAAGGATATCGCAAAAGAGGTCAAAGCTATCATTGATAAGACCATCATGGATGGTAGGGCAAAGACAGGATCAGACTTGACCACATCCGTCATCCTTTGACGAATGCGCAATAATCAAAGGTAAGAATGACTATCGCAACCGCACTGCAAAAAGCGAATGGGTTCCTTTCGGGGTTCACGGGCGGGAAGTCATACCAAACTCTCGTAGTCTACAAGCTAGACCCTACAGGGACCGTTCCGATCGAACCTCTCCTCGACCTCACGGTCGGGTCGAATGTCAATCGAATCACAATCGATCTTATCGAAAGTGAGAACTACCAGCAAACGTATTCTGTAAGCCAGAATACACTATCGAACAGTTCGCTGGCTACGTCTCACGTTACGCGGAACTTGAAGGGATTGTCAGTAACTGGTTTTCTCGTGCCTAACCCTAGTATGGGGATTTCAGGGATCCTAAACCCTGCAAATCTAATTGCCCCTATTAGCCAGATTTTGACCAAAGGCGAGCAACTCGATAGGAAGAGGATAACAATACTTCAATCCCTGGCTGACCAAGGGTTACCTGTAGGGGTGTATACTCCTCGATGGGGGATCCCAAGGGCATTTATCACCTCGATCGCGTGCCCTTGGGATCCCGAGGTTTCTCAAAACTCTAGAATCGTTCTAGAGTTTTTGGAAGCGCGGATCGTAAGCCCAGTTACAGGTATTTTTGTCGATGATTTCACGTCTCAAATCCCGGGAAATAATCAGCTTACGGGAGGAGGACAAACCTCGGCTAACGCGACTAACACTTCCTCACTTTCCCAGCCTTCCTCTTTTGGTGCCTCACCCAACACAAACGGGGTGTTTCCTTCCTAATGGCTATTCTAAGCATCGAACCCCAAGTGCAGGAGAGTTCTCGCTTTGAGGCGAGCATTATCCTCGAAGGTAGGCGTTATGGGCTTAGGTGGTACAACCTAGGCGCTCAACTCCCTTACTGGTGTTTTGACGTGTTTGAGGCCGACAACCCCACCGCTAATGTTCTTACGGGGATCCGTGTGTCGGTCGGCGTAGACCTCCTGGCTATGTATCATTATCTAGGGGTCGATAAGATCCCACCTGGGATTCTATTCTGCCAGGACAACCGACGACCGCGCTATAATGTAGAGACACAAGCATGGGAGGATCAACCGGGCTTTGACCCGAGTGAAACCTCCTTTGCGGATGGGACCCACGTAATTATGTATATGGAAAGTCAAGATGTAGTTCTCCCCTAACCCTGACCTCCCGGTCCACGTACTTCTCTCTTTAACAGAATTACAAGAAAACACGTGGACCACCCCAAGAGAGAAAGCCTATGATCCCAGTCCAGTTCACCCGATTCTTAACAGTCGCGGCCTCCTTTCAGTTCGGGGTCCCGCCTGTCTTGCCTAATGGGTTTGTTGTTACTAACCTAGACACAACAGGTCTTTTGATGGAGTGGGATATTGTATTCACGAACACCCCTTCGGCTGACGTTGCTGTTATAAGAATTGCAAATTTGGACGAACTCGTCCAAATCCCCATTCTGGAGGCGAAAGCAGGGGATCCGCTTTTCTTTGGACCTTCGCAGGCTAGTTTCTCCTTTGGGTGGGAAAAGACAGTATATCAGTGTTTCACGGGAGGGGTTTTGAAGATTATCCCAAGGATCAAATCAGGACCGGATTTGATCAGTGAAATTACTCTTGGAAGCGTGCCTGAGTATTCAACCCCTCCCGGGGTTGAGCTTAGTCAAGCAAGCTGGCTTGCTCTTTTTGAGGTTCTCGCTGCGGCGATGAGCCTTAAACTTAGCTTTCAATTTAAGAGGGCTCTTCTCACGAACCCCGTAGCTACCACTAATGCGACTTTGACCGCTTCGGCCGGAAATCAGCCTGCGAAAGATTTTTCTGTATTAGTGGCAAGTTTAGGGCCTGGGATAAATTGGAATGTTGCTAATGGAGAAATTTTCTTGTTGAACGAAGGAGTTTGGGCCGATAGTACCCCACCACAAATCCTAAGCCCGTCGACAGGGCTACTTGAAATGAGCCCTATAGATGTTGGAGGGGTTCAAATCAAAGCTCTCGGTAACCCTTCCATCCGTCCTGGCCAGCAGATACTACTACAACAAACAGCGGGGCTTCTTGGCGGAGTCCCTAAGAGAGTGGAGTCCGTGCGTTTTACGGGTTCCACAAACAGCGGTTGCATAATGGATATCGTAGCTCGTAAGCTAAACGTGTTTGTATGACCTCCCCAAGCTATACAGGGGTTTTCGACCTCCCCAAAGAACCATCAGAAACGGACCTTTTGAGATTCGCTCAACGTGAAGCCCAAGTAGAGACACGTACTTCTACTATGGGGAAGGTTATTTCGTTCGACCCAGCTACTTGCACGGCCTCAATTAGTATTGAGATCCCTCAAATCGTTCGTGTTCCAAACACGACAAAGCACACTCTCGGCAAACCTTTTATCGTTGCCCGAATGCCGGTCTATTTTCCGGCCGACGCAAATGGAAAGATTCTTACCTGGCCTATCCTCCCGGGCCAGACGGGGGAAATACACGTTCAAGATCGGGACCCTGCGCAGTGGCTCAAATCAGGTCTATACACGGACCCGATCAGCCGGGCTACTCACTGGCTTTCGTTTGGGATTTTCCATCCGGGAATCGCTCCAACGCCCGTGACGCAAGCTCACGGGCCAGTGGATCTCACGGCAACCGTGCTTGATGGAACCGCTCAAATCAAATTAGGAAAGAATGCCGCTCTTAGTGTGGCGCGGCAAACGGATGAAGTATCGGCTGATGCGACTATGCAAGCGTGGATCGCGTCAGTGCAAGCGGCTCTAGTGGCCCTTAACGTATTAGTACCTTTTGCTCTCCCCGTCCCCCCAACCGATTTTGGCTCGATCACGGGAGGTTCGACCAAAGTAAAGGCAGAATAATGGCTACCTTAAAGTTCAACGAAAACCGTGATTTAGATATAGAGAATGGGAGAGTTACGGTTCTCACCGGAGTGGCTGCAATTGCTCAGAGCATTGTAGATAGACTAAGTACAAACTTAGGTGAATGTGTCTATGCCGTTAACCTTGGAGTTCCCTGGTTCGATGTAATCTTTCGCAAAGGATCAGAAGGAAATCTTCCGGTTCTTGAAAGTGTGATTACGCAGATCATCTTGCAGGACCCTAGAGTCATTGAAGTCAATGATTTCTTCTTTTCGAGTTATGATCCTTTTACCAGGTCGATTAGCCTTAGTTGCAGCTTGCAAACCGAAAACGGGGAAATCGATCTTACAAACTTCAAGTTCCAGTTCGCTCCTTGAAACTTGCAATAAAGAGGTAAGACTATGCCAGCCATCCTAGATTCAGCCGGTTTGGCAATTCAGACCCAAACCGAAATCCTAGCCGAAGTTACCGCCAAGCTCCACGCGGCCCTGGGAGCCAATTTTGAAATTACCCCCCAAGAACCAGTAGGCCAAATAGCCAACGTGGTGGCCGAGCTAGTGGCCTTGGGCCAGCAGCAAGCCCTCACGCTTTACACGGATCGAGACCCCTCCCAAGCGAGTGGAGCCCGTCTAGATGGCCTGTGCGCTCTTACAGGCACAGTCCGCCGAGGTGAGACCTACTCCACTATCATCGGTGAGATCGAGTTCTCCGCCGCCGGGGTCGTGAATAATGGAGACCTAATCGCAAACGCTCTTACTGGGACACAATGGGAAGCCATTAATGGTCCTTATACCGATGGCGGCGGTCCCTATCCCGAAGTAGTTCCGGCGCAGTACCAGGCGGTCGCCCCAGGTCCGATCGTCGCCCTCGCGGGCAGCGACTGGAACCTGGTCACCGTCTCGCCCGGTGTTTCGATGTTCTCGAACCCCCTGGAAGACGCCACCCCAGGAACCTTCGAAGAAAGCGATGAATCCCTCCGAAGGAGAAGACTCATCGAAATTTACAGCCAGAACAGCGGGCCCTTGAACTCCATCGCCGCGGTCGTCTCTAAGGTGGCGACCGACAATGGAAGCGTCGATCGCGTCAAGGTCTACCACAATCCCGATATCTTCCCCGTAAGCCCAGCTCCAGCTTCCATCCCATTTAAAGCTTTTAATGTGGTTGTTAGGACGACACCTAGCCCTGTACCCGTGGGGCTGCAACAGGACATTGCGGATGCGATTCAGAGAGCAACGGGGGCCGGAGGCCAAGCGTATGGCACTGACTACGGTCCTGTCAGCGCTAATGACATAGCGGGTAACTCATCTTTAATTTACTTCGATGAGTTCCAGGATACCGACGTATGGGTGTCAATTCAAATGTTTACGCCACTTTCGACAGGGACAAAGAACTATCCGATTGTTCCGCTCGACCCACAAGATATGGCCGACTTCGTGCGGCAGTACATTGTGACTCGCGCGAATCAAGATCTAACGGGGATTGGCCTAGACGTCGCTTACACTCGATTGATCGGGTTTGTTAATGAGCTTGTCACAACTCGACAATTAAGGGGTGTAGACAACTACGACATTCAAGTGAGCGACGCCGAACTAGGCCCATATGAAGACGTACTTTTGATCGGGTTGCGGAACATCCCTAACTTTGACACAGGAAGAATATTTATCTTTATCGATGGGGTGAGTTACTAATGGCTTTCCCGGTCGCATCGATCGTAAATGAGAGGATTCTCTCCTGGGTCAATGCCGAGGATGGTTATGATAACTATCGCAAAATGGTAGTCGCGCTAGCCGAACCCATCGGCGAGCTCCTTGACGTGCTAGAGGAGATTAGTACCTCTTTCTTTCTATCTTCCGCGGTGGGGGATCAACTTGACAAACTGGGGGCCATGGTTGGGCTTCCTCGGTCTGGGTTCGCCGATGCCGAGTATCGTCGTTATCTTCGAATTCAGATCGAAATCATCGCTTCGCAATTGCGTGAAGTAGGAGGAGTGGACGGCAACTGGACCGGGACCGTAAACAACATTCTGAAAATCATCGAACTCTTTACGGATGATTCAACCACCATCTATCAGGGAGTGTTTCCCTACTCCTTCAAAGTTCAGATCAATGTGGTCCTGACCCCAATTGAAATGGAACAACTTTTCCAATTCATTCGGAGGGCTATCTACGCTGGTGTCCTTGGATACACTATCTTCCTCCTCGAAGGGAATAACCTATGGGCTTACGCCGAGGATGTTGGAGGTGGGGTTGGTGAGTGGGACGTGGGAGCCGTAGCGGATGAGGCCCTTTGGGCCTATGCCGTCCCGCTCTTCCATGTCTGGCAAGTTTCCGAACTCGACGTTTTCTCCGATCAGACGGCCGGGTTTTTCAACGTCGGGGTCCTTGATTTTATCCCATTGCCCGACCAGGCCGAAGTAGGTTCATATTGCGCTTATGGCGCAAGTGTTCCTTTTGATAGTCTGACGCTTAACAATCTTGGAGGGACCGCTGGGCTAGACGGGGTCGTCGAATGGCAGTTCTGGGATGGGGCCTCCTGGCTCCCTATCCCAGGGATAGTCGATGGGACGCTCTCTTATGGAGAGGTTCCGGCTGATGGTCAAGTGGTTAGTTGGGATAACCCAATTGTAGGGTGGGCAACCACAACCTTGAATGGGGTTGGGCCCTACTACTGGATTCGGAGTTACGTGACCACTATGTATTCTAACCTCATCGAGTACAATGATGGTAACCCCAAGGGGAGCCTCGAAGGAGTTTGGTCCGAAGGGGCCGTGGTCGGAGAAGGGGTGTTTAATACCGTTTTCTCGACGGCGGCCGCGTCTGTCCTTTCGAACGACAATACATAAGGATCTTTGCTCCTCAACCCGGACCGGGTTGGAAAGCGCAATAACCAGGTAACCACAATGGCAAAACCAACTACTACGTTCGTATGGGCTTCGGACGAGCTCTATACTTCTGGGCCTTTCCCCGGTCAGAAAACAAAGCTAATCAATGCCTTAGGTGCTTCGGAGGGAGCGATCCCGGGCGAAGGGATTGTGGCGCAGTTCTACAACTACAATATGGCCGCTCTTGGGTCATGGACAGGGTGGCTTTTTGATGGGAGCCCCGATGCTGATCTAACCGCCCATATTGTGGAGACCGACTCCACGGGTGAGTCCGCTCTCGCTTCGCTCGTTCTGGGAGGGACCGCGAGTGTAGCCAACCCACTTACAATCACGGACAACTCGACTACAACCGCCCTAATCAATGCGTCAAATACTGGGACGGGGTTTGGAATCCTAGTTTCCGTAACGGGGGATTTGGCGGCGATTCGGGCCACGGGGCAGTCGAGCACGGGTTCCGTGATCGAGGCCCTTAATATTTCGGCTCCTGGAATTGGAATCAAGAGCCAGGTATCGACCGGGGGTACTGCGATCAAGGCGGTCGCCACTACCGGCGTGGCGATTGAAAGTACGGCCACCACTGGGCTTGCTTTTCTTGGCAACTCCAACTCTCCTGGTTTGCCCACCACAAGCGCAACTAATGCGTCTATCACTGGAATAGGTGTTTTTGGGTCCGTAAACCACGTAACAGCGGATACCTCCGCCAAAGGGGATTATGGTCTGGCCTCCTTCGGGGGGGTGGGTGTCTACGGGGAATCCGCTCTTGCGGATGGTGTTTATGGGGTCTCAAGTGGAGACCTAAGTGGTGCGGGTGTTAGGGGAGTAAGCACCGATGGTTACGGAGTTTACGGGACCGGACTTACAGGTGTAAGAGCCATCGGGAGCACTGATTCTGGGATAAGTGCTTCATCGACGTCTGGAGTTGGAGTCAAAACTAGTTCGACTTCTAGTTACGCCCTTGATGTTAATACCGGCCATAACTTAACGGCTCCGGTCAATATACAGGCTTTGGGGACCCCTGCGTCTATCGCCGAGGGAGACCTTTATTTTCAGGCGATAAACAAGAACTTCTTTTTTGCCGTCAAACCAGCTGGAGGAGGCGCCGCAAAAGCTATGGCTTCCTGGGGTACCCCAGGAGGGTTCACCGAGGGTTATAACGAGGACTTGGGTGGGAGTGTTCTCGCTGGTGGTTACGATCCTATCCTGACCGTCTCGCTAAAAAGCCCATATGAGCCAAGAATCGTTGGATACGTAGAGATAGATATTGGATTTCAGGCAAAGGCAAATGGTACATTAGGTACAAATACGGATCTGATCGCTATAAATATATTTGATGAAACCGCGGGGGTAACGGCCTCCGGGGCCACGAACCGACATGTGTGGAACACGGACACAACTAGTTCCCCCTCAATTCAAGTCACTCACCGTTGTAGATACCTGCTTCCCGCCACGGGTGAAAGAACGTTCTCGCTTAAGGTCCTTGCAGGATTGAATGACCTGAACTGGAATGATGCTTTTATGTCTGTGCGTGGTGTTTATGCCACGAATCTAACACCCTAATAGGTCTACCATGGCAACCACAAAGAAAAGCCCAAAGCGCAGACCCCGCAAAGGGGTCCTAAATAACGACCCGAGAAATACTCTTACGCAGACAATCATCGATGAAGCCTGCGAATACGCGGCCTTGGGTAACTTTCGTCGCACGATCTACCAAGGGCTGGGGATCCCACGAGGAACCTGGGAATCTTGGTTAGTACGTGGAAGACGCGATATCGAGGATTTCACGTCTGGAAAAATTAAGAACCTAGGAATGAAAGGTAAGTTCGTGATCGCGCTCGAACAGGCCGAAGCGAGCGCGATCACGGGGATCCACAAAAATATCATGGAGAGC